TGTTCGCCGTCATTCCTACATTGCCCGTGGTTGCACCTTGAAATGGTCCCCAAGAATATAAGGTGTTCGAACCCTCTCCGGCGGGGGAGCCGATCTGCTGCTGCGCTGGCGCGATAAACACGGCGACTAGCAGTAGCACTGTAATCAATGCGACGGCGTGGTCTATCATAAACAGAAGTTTTTTCATTGTCGTTTTCCTTGATTGAAATTTTTGCGACTATCTAGCAGGCGGGCGGTTGTTCTGCTGGCGCGCTTTCTCCAATCGCTTGCTCCAGAAGCTCAGTGTGAAATTCACGAAGATGTTCCCACTGCCAGTTGAGAGCGGCGGCGGCGGCGGTCGTGCATTCCTCCGCCACGCGACGAACGAAAGGAAATTGTTTAGACGACGCCCCACACAAAACACAATGCCGCCAATAAGTGACTGGCCGTTCTCCGTAGAGCACAACGCCGACGATTGGCCCCGCCGCTGCGAGCAAATCGATTTTCGCTGCGACGACCATCACAGCACCCCGCGAGCGCGGAGTTCTCGGGACCATGCGTCTGTCACCGCGCGGGGGTGAGATTTCAAGATTTCATCAACGTTCTCACTGTCCAATGCGTTAATGTTCGTGTTCACCGTCAAATGATGCGTTCCGTGCGTTGCGCCCGGAGCCTCTCCCGGCACGCTGGGAATGATTCTCCCGGACGTTGACGGGGTGAAGAGTTCAGGGCGACGCTCGCCGACTATGTAGGACTTGCCGGGTGAGACGTTTCCACCCTTTGCAAGAAAGCCGCCAAAAAGGCCGCCGAGTAGTGGGCCGACGCCGGGAATAAAAGACAGGGCAGGCCCAAGAAGGCTCTTGAATATGCCTCCAATGCCGCCGCCCTTAGCGCCTGCGCCGCCGCCTAGGCCGCCAGCCAGCTTTCCTATGATTGACCCTAAGCCGCCCGCGCCGCCGCCGGGAATCGGCAGTTTAGGCATCAGGTTGCTAATCCCCAGACCGGCCAGAGGGTTGGACGGAGACGCTTTACCCAACGCGCCACCTCCGGCCATCCGCACCCACATGGCATTCGTTTCGCTTGTGCCGGGAACTTTGCCAGTCTTGCCAAACCCGAGCAACCCGCCAAGCACGCCCATAACTCCGGGGCCATGCGGCGCTAATCCGCCGCTGAACCCGCCGGGCTTGTGGATGTTCTTCGTCGCGTTGCCGAAATTGGTCAGTACGTTGGTTATCCCGGTTTTTATCAAACTATTTTCAATGGATGCGCCAAGCGCGCGGAAGTCCTCACGCCCATTGACGATGGCCTTGGCTAGTCCTTCGGACATCGTTTTGACCTGCTGCTGCTCAAGCGCAATTTGGCGTCGAGCAATGCTCTCAGCCAGTCGCTTGGCCGCGTTGTTTGCGTCAGTTGCTGCTTTGATTTGCTTCTCTTTTTGCTCGATCTGCGCAAGTTGCTCGCGATGCTTCACCAATTCTGCGTTGGCGTCGGCGAGCGCCTTGACTAATTCTCTCACAGCATCCGAATTCTGGCCGTAGAGCTTCTGAGCCTCGGCGAGCGCGTCCTGAAGCTCTTTCACTTTCTCGATGTCACCTGCCAGCGCCGCATCTTGGGCGTGAAACGGTTGTCCAGCGGCAAGCGCCGCCAATTCGCGGTTCAGTGCTTTTATTTTCGCCGTGTACTTCCCCGTCTCAGCCTCAAGCCCTTGCGTCGCCGACTTCGCCTCTTTGCTGCCCGCAATCGTGGCGTAGAGTTCGACTATCTTCTGCCGATTCGTTTCGAGGCCGTTGGCCTGCTTTTTGAGTTCAGCTATCTCGGATTCGTGCGCCGCCTTTTGCTGTACTGTGTAGCTGTTCGCGTTCTCGGTAATCTCTTTGGCGAGCAGTTTGATGCGCTCTTGGATTACCGTCTTTTCATTTGCAATGCTGTTGGCCGCCTCGTCTTGCGCGTTCAGCATTGCTTGCGCGCCAACTGTTTCATCTATCGCATTCGCAAGTGCCTTTGCTTTTTCAGCAGACGCTTCGAGCTTCGACATGTACGTTCCGAGGTAGTCGGTCGCTGGGGTTTTGATAGTGTTTGACGGAACCTTATTGCCGCTACCAGTCCCACCGGCATTCGCTCCCATCTTCGGTAGCGGTTGAGTGGAGGTCGAGGTAAGCGTCGCCAATAAATCGGCGAGCTTCAGGCGTTGCATTTCAATGTCGTTCTTGTAGCCAGCGATTTTCTTGTCTATGTCACCCGGCCCTGCTCCCTTGTTAAGCTGTATGGTGGTGCCAGTCGGAGCAAGTACCACGTTGGCAATCATCTGTGCAATGGTGTGGTATTTTGCGGCGAATCTCTCTATCTTTAGGCGGGCAATATCAATCTTGTCGGCCCAATACTCCCACGCGAACGCCGCTTCATAGATAACCTTCACCGTGCCAAGCAGCACGTCGCCAATCGCCCCGGCGATAGACTTCATTGCTGCTCCGTTCTTAGCGAAGTTAACCATCGAGTCAGAGATGTTCGCAAGCGCCGGACTAAGCTGATTCGTAATCCGAATGGCCATGCCGCTGAAGGCTTCTTTTAGCCGCGTCAGGTTCATTGTCAGGCGAACTGCGGATGCCACGTCTTTGTCGGTCAGGGTCACACCAAGGGCGTCCGCCTCTGCGCCGAATTTCCGCATGGCGGCGCTGCCTCCAGTGAATAGCGGGATAAGTTGCGCGCCTTGGCGGCTGAACACCTGCATTGCCAGCGCGGAACGAAGTTGCGGGTCTTTGAGCTTATTGAATCCGTCGGCGAGGGTCTCGATACTCACTGTCCCGCTGTGCATGATGTTTTGGAATTCGCGCCCAGTGCCGATAAGCATTCGGAAGGCTTCTTGCTGCTGCTTTCCGCCCTCGGCGGCCATCAATGCGGAACGGTTCATCCGCTGCAAGCCCTTAACGAGCGTTTCCTGGCTTACGCCAAGCACGCGCGTCATGTAGGCGAGGCGAGTGAATTCCGTGATGTTCGTGCCAGCCGACTGCGCCTGTCGTTCCATTTCGTGCAACATCGTGTCGGAAGTCTTGATGACCATTCCGAATCCAGCGACCGCAAGAGACGCGAACGCAGTAACCGCCCCAGCGGTTAGGCCGGTCAGCACGCCGATGGATTTACCGAGCTTCGCAAAATGCGCAGTCGCGTTTCCGGCGGCTTGGCCCGCAATGCTTACAGCGGAAGCGACGGCTGCGCCTGCTGGCCCGAACGCGCCAAAGGCTCCGGCCATGACGGCGAGAGAATTCCCGAGGCTGCGGAATTCGTGAGAAGTCTTTTTGCCGAATTGCTGCGTCGCGTAAGAGGCTTTGGTCAGACCTTCGGAGAACGCGGCGGAATTCACGCCCAACTCAACAAATATGCGGCCCACGGAATTTGACATTTTTTACCACGCAAGAATTGAATTTTTTTGCGAACAGAAAAAAAGCGAGCGCGCGTCGCGAACAGCGGAGGCGAAGCGCGCCCGGAATCCCTGCGCCACTGGAGCCGCGTGAACGGCGGGCGCTGGCAACAGGGTTCATGCGCCCAAGATCAAAAAGTATGCCGTGCGGAGGTAAACGAGGATGACAGCCCCGCTGGCGGCCCGCACGGCGCGAAGATTCGCCGCCAATCTCTAGCTGTGTTGTTGAATTACGGCCGCTGGAACAAACGAGGAATCGGGAGCGGCCAAGCTGCTGTCCGCCCTGTACCACGATTCGAAGCCTGTCAGGCCGTATTCCACGCGCGTTTCGCTGAACGCTCGGACGTACATGCCTTTCAGCACGCGCCGCGTGTAAAAATAAGCGGGATTGTAAAAAATCACGCTGTTGTCCGTCGCGCCGATTTCCGGCATCGATGGGCAAATGGCAACTGGCTTTCCGAGAAGCATTGCCTCGTTTCCGTGACTGAGGTGCATCAACGGACGACCCATTTTGTCGAGCAGCGAACTGACCGAAACGAAAGTGTCATCGGTCATGGCCCAGCAAGCGCCAGCGCGATACGCCTTGTTGAGTCCCTTGTAGCAGTTCCACAAATCTAAACTGCCGATGCTGTTCGCGCCGGTACTCGCAGACCCATCGTTTGTTGCTGAGCCTCCGGCAATGGTGACCGCTGCGCCTGCCGCGAGCGCCGCCGTGAGCAAGCCCGTTGGCTGCGATGACCCGGTGCCGTTGACCAGCGCCGCGCCGACGCCGCGCGCGTGACGACGCGCGAAAGTCAATTCCAAAAGCGTGGCCCACGGAATGCCGCTGTCTTGCAAAAGTTCAAGCGTGACGTAGGAAATTCCGCTGCGGTAGGAATAGCTTTTCAGTTCGAGACCGCCAGCAACAAAATCGCTCTCGCCAGATTGAATCGTTTCTCCGACTAGCGTTGAGGCGTGCGAAACGTCATCGAGAATCGGCAACGTGATCGGCGAGCCGCTTTCGGTTTCGATGATGTTCGAATAAGCGTCATCGAAAATTTGGTCGTATTGCTTCATCGTTTCCGTCAGCCGTTGGTAAAATTGGAACGGGACAAAATATCCACCCGCTGGGCCTTGCGTGTACGTGATTGACTGCTGCCCGGCTTCATTCGCGCGCTTTTCGACTTCCGAGCGCGTGAGCGGTTCGCCGATTTCTCCATCGGTCGGATTTCCGACAACGCCGGAACGTCCTTCGAGGCACGCGCGCCATTCCATTTCAACCTCATAGTTCGGTGTGGGAATGTGCGCAAGGCCAGCGGCTTTATACATCCGCTCGGCTTCGGCCTTCGCAATCTGATTCGGTGTCGCGCCTTCTTTGAGCAGCTTTATTTTCGTGAGTAAAAATGCCATGCGCTGTTCTTCTCGCTTGGCGAACGGCTCTTTTGAGGAAAGGCGTTCTGCTTCTTCAATCGTATTTCGCAATTCGATTAACGCAGGTGTACTGACTTCGACTTTCATGTTTTTCTCTTTTGCTTGATTTGTTTTTCTGCACGGAAAGTCTTCGCGCCGGGCCGCGATAAAGCTACAAAACAAAATCTAAAATTCGACGCCGCCGCTCTGCCGCTCGCCCATCGCGCGGTACGCTTCGCAGGACGTGCGCGCGAACTTCTACCGGCACTCCTTCGGGGAAAAACTGGCGCATTGCGCCGGACGGCATTGAGCTAATTCCGTAAAGGGGCGAAGTGCCATCGGCCACGGAAGACATTTGAAGGCTTGTCGATTCGTAGGCTGGCGAGGTTACGGCAGAAACATCGAACAGCTTCGCGGCGCGAATCGTGCGAACAGGAATCTTCGCCGACGGGTCTTCAGGGTCGCTTTCATCGTTCCAGTCTTCTGATTCGCACTGGAATGCGAAGGACATTTTCCCGATGTCGCCGCGCTTCACAAGCTGCGCCAAGTCGCGCCCCAGGGACGTGTCCGGCAGTAGACACGCCATCTTGAGACCGCTCGCATCGTTTCTCAGTGCGAGGGTTTTGTTTTTGCGTCTACCGAGCACCATATCCGGGTTGTGATTGAAAAGTGCGCGCACATCTTGGTCACTTCGCAACGTGCCGTCAAAGGCACCCATCGCGACGCGTTCGCGAAAGCCGCCGAGGTCATGGGAAATTGTGCCCCAACGGACTGGGTAGCCGACGATAGTGCCTGGGGAAGTCTTGTCCGATGTATCATCCCGAAATTCCAGATTCGCAGTTGCGAATCGACGCTCAATCATTTTCGTACTCCGTTTTTCATTTGTGAAACTACTCTCGTTCTCCGAGACCGCCGAGCGCGATGAATTTGCGCGCTGGTTGTGGCTTCGAACTGGTACGCGGCCCATACGAAATAGGAATTGGTGGATTGTCTTTTTCGCGCTCTTCCGCGTTCCGCACATGTGTTGAGATTTCTTCTGGAGTGAATTGCCGAATCTGCGCGGTGCCGATGCCGACGCGCGCGACGAACTGCATGAAATTCTCGCCACGTCGAAGATGCGGACGGACTTTCGCGAGAATGTCAGGAGCTACGTCATTCGCGTCTTGCTCCTTCGGCTTTCCCGCTGCGACGTAGCGCGCAGTCAGTTGCCCGATGTACGCCCCGACCGGAGGCTCGGGCGATTCCTGCGGGGCCGAATTGATGACTGCCATCGCTTCATCGTTCAGAGTTTTCGTAACGTCAGATGCTCGCATTTTCGTTTTTCTCCTTCGGTTTTTTTCTGTAGAATTTTGGGTCGAGCATATTCGGACGAACGATCACGCCGACCACGTGCGCCCCAACTTCGATGAGTACGAACGGTTGCCGTCGATGCCGCGCACGAATTAGCGCATGGTCCAATTCATCGGCGGCGCGCAAAACGTCAACCGAGAATTCTCCCTGTAATTTTTCCTTCATCGCGCCTCCCGGCGTCGGCGACGTTCGGCGCATTCGGCGCACCCCGGCGGGCAACTCGGCGAATTCACGAAAACACCGAAATCGCTCGGGTCGCTTCCGGCAAAATGAAACAAAACTTCGTAGTGATGAAAAACGCGAAGCGCCTCGCCGTCGCTGGGTTTCGCCGCGAGCGTCTTGCGCGCATTGAGAAATTGCCGCGCTTCGTCAGCGTCGATGATGACGTTGTGGCGTGTGGCAAATTCAACTATGCGAATGGATTTTTTAATTGTCTTCGACGGCAACACCTTCGTCCTCGCTTTCTACATAGTCGATTAACGCCGCGAGTCCAGTCTTTGGCTTCGCGGCTGCGGCTGGAGCAGTCGGGAATGCTTGCAACATTTTGGCAAGGTCCACGACCTGTCTTTCGCTTTGCTGCGCGATTCGCAAATTAGGATTCACGATTTCGACTTCATAGGGATTGCCTTTCGCCGAATATTTCGTCACGGTCAGCACGGCACCGCGCTTTTTAATGTCGGCCAGGGCTTTTCCCCTGCGCGCTGAAACGTCCCTGAAAATCCCAAGCAGTTCCGCGCGCTTTTCCATCGGCTTCGCGGAGCGGTCGGCAACTTCGCGCTCGCCGATCTGCGCCCGAGAGAGTTTTCGCGCGTTGCCAGCGAGTTGAATTTCTCTTGCTGTTTTTTTTCGTTGAGGCACGTCGTTTTTCTCCTAAAAAAACGAAAAAGTTGAAGCGCGGACACACACGCGATGCTGCGCGCCGCATTCTGGCCCTACCTCACAGAAAAAGTGACCGGCAATCCGGTTGTGTGTGTTTTCAACGACTTACCGCCGCACGCGCCTCGCCTGCTCTTTCCGTGTTCTTGTCCACGAACTCTGTCAGGTCGTCGCTGCGCACGCGCACGGCGCGCCCCAGGCGAACGCTGCGCAATTGCCCAGCCCATATCGCTCTGCGCACTGTGAAGTCGCTACAGGCGAGCATCTTGGCCGCTTGGCCGACCGTAACGAGTAGTTGTTTATCGTTTTGCATATTCCGGCACGAATCCTGGAGGTCGAATGTCTTCAACCGTAACGTCGCTTGAATCGTCGAAGTCGCCTGCATCACCTTCGTCTCCCGCCGACGCACGCCATTTGTCAAATTGCGCGATGAAAATTCCGAACGGATGGCCTGTTGTAAAACTCGTGGTATCGCTCAGATACGCTTCCGCCGCAGCTTTCACGGTTGAATCGCTGTTTTGTTCGAGCAGTGGTCTTAACTGCGCCACGTTCTTTTTCCACGAAATCGTAGGTGCAGCGCGATGTTCACGCTCGTATCGCTTATGCCACCAGTCCAGCCAAGCCTTTGAACGAACGTTCACCAGAGAAGCCGCGCCAGCGGCCTTAGGTTGTTGGTTTTGGTTTTCAGATGCAGATGCAGATGCAGATGCAGATGCAGAGCTTGTTTTGGGTTGTTTTTGGCTTGTTTCTGGCTTGAGCTTGGCGTTCTGATTTCCAGTCGGTGCTCCACCGTGCTTTCCGTTGTGCGACTGCTTCTTAATAAACGAGATACGTTCGTTCCAAACAGAACGTAATTTTCGGTTCGTTACGTATCCTTTACCGATGCTAACAAATTGGCTCAGCACAACTGGGCCGATGGTTCGCCATTCATCGGCACTACAATCGGCGAGTTTCCGCAACGCCTCTTGGTCGTCGGGAAGGCGACACTGCCCAGAGTCCCAGCAATAATCCAAAAGGTCGCGGTAAGCCGAGCGCGCGGATTTCGTCATCATCAAACGTGTAGGACTAGAAAGCCACTCACGCACGTACCACTGATATGCTGGCGGCTTTGTCAGCTTTTTGCTCATTTTACATTTTGCGATTCTTAAAGTTTTTGAGACTGAGCAGCCGCAGGGTCGGAGCGGATTTCGCGCGACGCGCGTATCGCGCTATCAAAAGCGGACAGCGCATCCGACAAGCGGAACAGAAAACCGCTGGCTTCTCGCGATGCCGCCGGGTCAGCTTCCACGCGCAAGCCACAAAGGCCGTCGCGGTCAAAAAATAGGGCAAATTCGGGCTGTGACATATTTGTGCTCCTGATTGCGGTTAAAAACACCCTTCATATATGGGTCTGGAATCGGACAAACGGCTGTAAGCTAGTGAGGGGCTTTGGTTTAAGCTATTTTGTTGTTGCGCAGGTAGCGCAAGGCGGCATCTATGAATGGCCGTGTGTCGCGCCGTTGGTCCCGCGTGTATTCGAGTGCCTTGGCGCAAGCCTCGGCGAAATTTCCATCTTTACCGTCGAGATGCACTTGAATCCAGAAAGGAAAACCGTCATCGCGCGGCTCTTTGACGAAAACACCGTTAAGGTTTGGGTCGAATCTTGGAAGAGATATCCGTACTTTTTCGCGCTCCGTGAGCGTTCCGAAATTCACATCCACGGCAACGCCATTACGAATAACCGCGCGCACAGCTTTCATCTGGAAACGCCGAGGCAGTTTCATCGCGCTGGCGATGTCCGCAGACGGCCCGCGAAGTTTCTCTACTTTGATGAAGAATCGCCGAGCGCGTTTCTGAACAGAATCGTAATCCTCGCCAGTTTCTTTTGCAGCGTCGGCAATGGTCCATCCTTCGCGGAAGATCAGCCATAGAGATTTGTGCCGAGATATGTTCCGTTCATCAAACGCCGTTTTTGATGCGAGAATCGCTTGCGAAAATTCCTCTTTGGAGATTTTCGGGAGATGTTCCTTTGTCTCAAAAATCGCGTCAGTGCCTTCGGCGTCGTAATCCCATGCCGGGTCTTCTAGTTGCTTTGGCCGCGACCAGAAACCTCGATGCTCGCGAACGCTTGAACGTGTGTGACCGCAGTCTAGGCACGCCAGGCGATTATTCTCCTTGATATATTTTGTCGCGCTCGCTCCGCACATCACACAGACGGAATCGTCTGGGGTGAATGGATGCGAGTCGCAATCGGCAAACGACCGCGAAAACTCAGCGAGGATTTCGTTCCATTTTTCAAAACACGCGCGATGGCTCGCGCACGCTACTTCAAATCGGTCTAGGTCAAAACTTTCCGAATCTACTTTTGGAATTTCGGCAAGTTCTTCTGATTTCTCGCTCGCGCGCCTATATTTCTTCGTCAAAGACCGCAGGCGGAGAGATTCGATTTTCTCGGATGGCTCTGCTGGCGTAAAAGGCAGCCAATAAAATCGAACTACTGAATAAGTTTCGGGAGCGTTACCCGGTGCGAACGGGACGCTCCCGGATGCGGCACGGTCCGGCGACGGAACGCACGCCACCGCATTTTGGCCAAAATTGGAAGATTGCTTCTCGAAATTTTCTTGCATCGTCGCCTCGCACTGCACGCGCGGATTCGCGGTCCGCACGGAAGTTTATCCCGCACTATAGTCATACCACAAAACTCGGTTTTTAGTCAGCCAACACAGAAGTTTTTCTCGCCGAAGGAAAGGCCGCGATGCAATCTTATTAGGCTTGCTTTTTCTTGGCCTGCGCCAGAGCATATTTCACGACTGGCTGATGGTCTGGCCCGAGCGGGAATTCCTTAATCTTTGTAATCGTGCGGTTGGCTACCATTTTGGTGAGTACGCTTCGCACTTTCTCAAGTCCGGGCACGGCCCAATTGGTGATTTTCGGATGGTTATATATCTCCTCGGCTGTCATAGCGTGGCCGACCTTCTGTAAGACTTCAACGACCTTCTCCGAGATTGCGCGTTCACTGTCAGTCATCTGCATTTGCGGCCTCCAGAAGTTAGGTACAAGCTTGTCCTAAGCTGAATGCTTCCAGATGCTCTCGCCGCAGATGATTTTTTGCAAGTTATTGAATATATGGTGCCGGAGGAGGGGGTCGAACCCTCATGATGCTAAGCACCATTGGATTTTGAGTCCAACGCGTCTGCCAATTCCGCCACTCCGGCGCGGTTTAGATTCAAGATTTTAGCACGGCCCTGCAATTATTTCGCGACCTGCTTTGCCCGTACTTTGACCAAACTGCTTTCCGGTGGCGCGCGCGCCTATCACTACCCTCCGTGACGATGTGACGATGATGACGACGCAGCAAGGAAAATTATTCCCCTCTAGCTGATCGCTGATTTTCGTTGACAAACATTCACGAACTTAATTATTCTTTAAGCGCATATTCGGGCGACGCCAGGCAAGTGCAGCCGCTCCGGCAGCGGGATGGAACCAGAGTCGCTCCTAGATACACCATAAGCCGTGATAAGCTAAGCAAGGCGCGGAGGAAATGCTCCGATAAGAACCCTTGCAAAGACCTGCCTAGTTTCTGGCTGGCCTCTGGAAATCATTCGGAGGCTCGCCCATGCGAATCGTACATTCTCCCAGTTCTCCCCTGTTGGTTGATTTAAGAGGCGCTGCGAAAATCCTCGGCGTCGCTCCGTCGTCGGTGCGAAAACTTGTCTTGCGTAAACAATTGCCCGCCACTCGCGCCGGTCGAGGCGGGAAAATTTTCATTCCGCAAGGTGCCCTCGCGGCGTACGTCGCCACATTGGCCAAAGAAGCAAGGACCGCAGGATGACGCGCAAACAGAAACCACAGGAACAGAGCCGTCCCACGAGAGAACAAAAGAAAATCGCTGCAATCGCCGCCGTCAAAGACCAGGCAGCGAAACAGGCGCTAGACTTTTTCCACGATCCATATCGGCAGGCCTACGCTACCGTTCCAGTATCCGGTCACCGAGAAACCTGGCGAATCAAGTCCAGATATTTCCTACTGTGGGTCAAGCAGGTGTTATACGACCAAACTTGTGAGGCACCGGACAAACTTGTCAAAGAAATCGTTGAGGAATTCGAGACGCACGCGATTTGTCGGGGCGCAAAGCACAACGTACACGTCCGCATTGCAGAACAAGACGGCGTGACGTACATCGATCTGGTCAATGCAAAGTGGCAGGTGCTGGCCATCTCCGCAGGCGGCTGGAGCGTCTTGGACGAATCGCCGGTGAAATTCCAGCGTTTTGCTGGAGCTACGAGCCTTCCGCTGCCGCAGCATGGCGCTTCTACGCTTCGAGAAATCGCGCAGTTCCTCAACGTCAATCCGAGGTCGGAGGTGCTACTGCTAGCATGGTTGACGTACGCTCTGCGCACCAACACGCCATATCCAGTACTCGCGCTGTCCGGTGTTCAGGGTTCAGGGAAGTCAACGATCACGCGGGTTCTTAGAGAATTGATTGACCCCAGTATGGCCGCGATGACCACAATTCCGAAATCTGAACGCGACATGGCGATTGCTGCTACGAACAGCCATTTAATTGCGATGGACAATCTTTCGGAAATTTCGCCCGCTCTCTCCGACGCTATGTGCCGCATCGCAACTGGCGGAGCTTTTCGTTGCCGAACACTCTACACCAATAACGAGGAGACCATCTTCACATATCGCCGTCCGCTTATTATTAACGGCATCGAGGAATTGCCTGTTCGCCCCGACCTGCTTGATCGTTCGATTATCATCCACGTCGAACCGATTGCAGAACAGAATCGCCGAGATGAACGGAGTTTCTGGAGTGACTTCGAGGACGTACGACCACAGTTATTCGGCGCGATGCTCGACGTGATTCAGGAAGGCATTCGGAATGTCGATGGGGTTGATCTCCCTAATCCACCACGTATGGCTGATTTCGCACGCTGGGGTGTGGCGACTGAGCGGGCCGCCGGATACGCAGCAGGCGCTTTTATGCAGGCGTACGCAGCCAACCGCGAAGATGCACACGCCGCAGCGTTGGATTCCTCGCCAATCGCGCACGGCATCGAGGCATTTATCCGAGAAAAGAAACGATTCTTTGGAACGGCGCTACGTTTGCTAAATGAGTTGCGCGGCTGGCTAGACAGTCCTCACAATCATTCAGAGCTGAGGTTACTCCTTAACCATCCAAAGTTTCCGAAGTCGGCTAACCAACTTTCGGCGGAACTCGCGCGCATTGAGCCGAACTTGAAGAACCTGGGGATGGTGGTTGAACGTAGACGCACACGTAAGAGCAGAGACATAAGGATCGAGCTTGCGGATTCAGAGGATGACCGAGTTCCCGCTAGCCAGCCCGCCGCAGCCGCTTACGCATAGGCAAGCGTGACGACGTGACGGTGGTGACGATGATTTTGATTGTACAACCACAGAGCGAGAGGCGGGCGAATCGCAGAATTGATTGGAGCGGGAGAAGGGAATCGAATTGTTCTACCATTTGCTAAGTCTCGTTGATTCCGTTGCCCTTACTTCTCCCACACCAACGAAAAGGCCGTAATAGGCTGTAGTTTTGGACTCATTTTGGACTCACGCCGATTTTTCGACGTAGCGCACCGTGCATGAGTTGTGGTAAGGTCCATAAAGGAGGCGACGATGACTAGACAGGAAGAAAGCATTGTCCGGGAAGCAAAGCAAGTCGCCGAGAGCCATCCCGAGGTCCGTACGCCGTCCGTAGAATTCAAGTGCGATTGGGCCTACGGGAACGCTGGCCTTGAAGACGAGCGTATCACGCGCGAGCAAGTCGCGGAAACGATTAAGAAATAACTCATCTGGGCCGACTGGCGATTGTCGGCCCTATCTCCATAGCCGTGGCTTCTAATCCTCTCCTCTGCTCACCGGAAGACAAGCAAACTTATGAGATCGCCAATCAAGCGAACGTCGTGGACTACCTTGCCGAGTTTGTGAAGAACGGTCGGACCAGAATTACGGAATCCGTCGTTTTGGAAATTCACAGACTCACCATTGAAAACATTTATTCCTGTGCGGGAAACTATCGCACCGCCTTGACGCTTGTCGAGATTACGGGCACTGACCACAAGCCGTCGCATCCATCCCAAGTTCGTAGCGATACGCGCGACATGCTGGACTGGCTGGATGCAGACGGGCGTCAAGAAAGTCCGGTGCGCAGAGCTTCGTTCGTGCTTTGGAGAACAAATGCCATTCATCCATTCAACGGTGGGAATGGCAGGGTTGCGCGAGCACTGGCTTATCTAGTGATCGTCCTTGATGTCGCCCCTTTGTTTGCCGGTGAACCTCTTCCGACTAAGCTAAAAGCCCGAAAGGCAGAATATCTCGCAGCATTGAAAGCCGGTGACAAGGGCAACCTTCGGCCACTTGAGGAGATCGTCTTAGAATGCATCCGGCAGCAGATTTCCGAAATTGCGGGTAAGCCCTTGGCTGGGTAGCAGACCGCATGGCCCGGCATGGCTGGCCTTTCACTTCTTCTGAACTAGCGAAGCGTTTTCCTGCTCGTCTTGCTCCAACAGCTTTTCCAATCGTTCAGAGGTTACGAGATTGTATTGGCGCAAGTCCTTCACCTGTTCGATGAGTTTCACGGCGATCTGCGGCTGAAAAGTTTGCAGGTCTTGCTGCATTCGACCACAACTTTGCAAACTAGCCCTGTCACGGCAATAAGGAACATGGCACATGGCTAACCAACTGTGCCCTGCTACAATCGTGTCATGCTATCCGGAGTTGAATCCGCTAAGCTCAAAATCGTCAGGGTATCGAAACATCTCGATGAGATCAGAAGCTTGTTGCGGGACTATGTGCGTACCGAAGCGGATGCCATTGCCAAGTCGAAGAGTAGCGGAAAACTCAACTTTTCCGGACGACCCCACGACGATGTTCCGATAATCGCTGGCGAGATTATCTACCAGCTTAGATCGTCTCTGTAGTGCTCCCCTCTAAAACTGGACACCTCAATTAGGTAGAATCAGG